CAAATATAAAGTCTTTTTATTTAAACAATCAATCGTCAGATACCCCAAAGTATAGATTGTCGTTTTCGTCAGCGTACATGCCCCCCTCAAAGGCTTGGGGCTCACTCCCCTCAGCAAATCTCTTAAACTTAACAGTCCCGTCAAGATTGATGCTGCCTGTGCCAGATGAAGTAAATGTGATATTGCCGTCCACAGATGTGGTAAATATGCTATGTGTAAAAACATCTAGCGCCTGACCAAGCTTAGGAGAGGGATCGTGAAACAAAGAAATAAGACCTCCCCCGTCAACGCCATCAATACCTGGCAAGCCCTGGTCACCCTTGTCCCCCTTGACCCCCTGACCCAGGACAGAAACCTGATTTTGAACTGGACTAGAGATCTCCACAGACCTGACGACCTGCTGAGTAACAGAGATATTGTTGTTCGGGTTGGGGGTTACATTAACCTTCACCTTGGCCTGAGTGGTTGAAACCACTGGTGCCAAAGCGGCAGGCTGAGTTACTTCGATTTTATTCTTCTCACCAGTAACACTTGTCAACACATTCTCATTGACAGAAACGGTGATAGAGTTGCCTCCAGAAACCTTTACCTCTGTGGCCATTATCTATCGTAATTCGAGATGTCGTCGTTGACAATGAACCTACCCTCAAAAATTGTTGTAGTGACATCTCCTGCGGTTGTCTGCTGAATGTCATAAACATACGATGCGGCCTGAATCAATGCCATGGTCGAAGCCGCCGCCTGGATTGTTACATTTCCTCCAGAGCCAGCAGTAAGGTCGATATTGAAGTTTGTCGCCACCCCGCTGTCATCCTTTTGAGCAACCTTCCCCTCAGAGGCAGTACCAATAATAAGTGGGCGCTCACCAGTTACAGGATCGGGATCACCCTTCACTTGCATCAAGAATCTATAGTCACTCACATCCAAAGGGTCACCATCCGAGTCCTTCATAAGAAGTCCCAGATTAAATGTATCGCCCTTCTTGCAAGTGATGTTGAGCTTTTCCGATACGTCTAGATTTACTTTGGTCGCCATTATTGGGGTAGTTCATTGATGTTTACATCCTCCTGTTGATTTGATTGAACTTGCTCCTGAGTCAGGCGATTGTCTTTCCTGTCCTCCTTCATGACTTCAAGCTTTTCCTTGAAGTTCTGATCGTCCTCGCGGAAGCCGAGGGTGGCCTGTGCCTTGATCATTTCAATTTCTTTTCTCATCTCATGCTCCATCTGCATGAGCTGCATATCCATCTGCCCCTTGAGCTGGATCTCCTGCTGCTTGAGCTGAGCCTCCATCTGCAGCTCCTGCTGCTTGGCCTGGCTTGCAGCCATAGCTGCCTGCTGAGCCTGCTGAGCCTGCATCTGAGAGTTCTGCGCAGCCATCTGCTGCTGCTCCTGCATACGCTTCTTGCGACGGATGATGAGAAGGCGCTCCGCCTGGTTCACGTCCTTGAGGGACCGAACAGCCATGGCGTCCTCCAGATCAATCTGACCCTGCTGGATAGCCATCTGAATGTTCTGCTCCAGGAACTCTCTGTCCTTGTCCTCCATCTCCTTGACCACCTTGACACCGAAGTTGTACATAGGTAGATCTCTGAATGAGTTCAGTACACCCATGTTTGTCTCGCCGATGGCGTTGGCATAGATCCTAAACAGCACGGAGTCTGGTGGAATAATCTGCAGACACTTTACGATGTCGCTGCACACCCTCTTGTACAAGAGCATAGAGGAGTGGGTGATGTCGTAGAGGGCGTTGTTCCCCTGGGCTATGGCGTTCTGCTGTACACCAACCAACATATCACCCTTCGGTGTGGTTCCGTCCATAGACTCGTTGATACCTGATGTATCTCTGATGAGCTGGAGGTAGTGGTTGTACAGGGCTACGAGCTCCTGGATGTTGCGGATCTGATTTCCGATCTCACGTACTGGCGGGTTCTGAAAGCCACCCTCTGGGTTTTTGCTTCTGTAGTAGAAGACACCAGTCTGCTCGTAGATGTCGTGAATCTCCAGTGGCTCAAGCTCACCGCCTTTACCGAGCTGGACATTCTCAAGTCCTTCGATGTCGATAATCAATCCGTCAGGCTTAGCCTTAGCAACAGCCTGCTGGATCTTGAGGTGAGTCAACTGCAACATGTCGGCGAACCCAGTGCAGCTCTCCACGAGAGACTTGGGCATCATCCGACGGAAGTTGGTGGCTACCACGGAGTACGACAGGCTCACGCGAGAAAGGTCGTGCAAGTTCTTTGGTACGTTGGCTTTCTTCCCGTATCCGAAAATCTTCTCGGTCCCGATTACAAAGGCCCCCCCGTACAGACACCCGACCTCCATCTTGTGGGGCTTACGATCAAACACACCATTGTTCTTGGCTTTGTGCTTCATCCCCTTGAAGTAGAAGCCAGTGTTTCCGAACCTGCTTTCTTTTTCCTCGAAGTGCATGGTGTCGATAGAGATGAACTCGAAGTCCAAGACCTCTACCATGTATTCATCATAACCGTGGACGGTACGAGAGTACCTGTCGTCGTAGTGCGATGAGTTGAAACGAGTGGAGTCGTTGCTGTACTTATCCTTGACCTTATTGGCTATCTCCTTGTAGCACTCCTCGCTCAACTGATCTCCCGCCAAGCGCTTCAGCTCCTGGATAGGGATACGCTTGATGTGGCCCGCATACACAAGATCTCCGAAGTTGTGATCCTCGGTGTGACTGTGAACGAAGTGAACTGGGTCGACGTACTCTACTTCGATACCCTTGTTGGGGTCGTTGCTTCTCTTCACCACAGACATGCCAAGAGCAACCAAATCTTTGACTGCCCTCCTGAATGTTGTGTCGTTAAACTCAGCCCAGGATAGAGTCATGTTGGTGGCAACCTGCGCGGCTACCTCGGCGTCAGTCTTGATGTTCGTGTCCATGAACATCTCGGCCTCTTCAAGGGTCTCGGGGATTTCGTCTGGGTCCATGTCGAGAACGACACCTGTCTGCTGCTTCAGAGCCATAAGCTCCTGGCGAGCCTGGATCTGCATCTTGATTCTGTCCTTTTTCCTGTTCTTCTCTGAAGAAGAGATGGGATCGATGGACTCAAGGTTTGGATATGGATCTCTAGACAAGATCTTGTTCATCACGATCTTGACGAACTTAGGCAGTATAGGTACTGGCGTATAGTCAAGGTTGAGCAAGCTCCCGTCTCCCTTCTCTGGTCCGAGAGAGTTGAGAAGCTGCTTGTAGATCGTGGTGTCTTGTGTGCCGTTGGCGTAGTCTCTGTTGCGGCTGAAGATTTTGTTTCTTCTGCCGTACAGCGAGTGAGTGTCGGTGGACTGACCCCACTGTTCGTAGATGGCCTTGGCGTACTGCAGTCCGTATGACTTGTCCTGCTTCGCAGAATAATCCGCTAGTGGATCTGGGAATCCCGACTTCTTGTTATTGCTGCTATACATTGGCACAAATATAACAAATGAAGAGTTTATCTATATCGTCTAAAGAACTTGCGTTCAGTGAAGTTGCTACTCTCTTTTGGTTTTGATTTTTGTGCAGCAAGAAGTGCTAGTCCAGAACTAATTGTCAAGTCAAACTTTGTACGGTCGTTGATCTTAAATCCAATCCAATCTTCCAAGGTTCTATTAAAGTACATCTTCCCCATGTCCCCTGTGTTTCCATTCACCCCCACGTGATCGTAGATGTACTGCTCGATAGACTGAGCATGAGCCTGGATGACATCCTGAGAGTTGGATGGGATACCCTTGGTCTTCACATTGATCTTGGCGTTGGCAGACTTCAAGTGCTGTGGCCTATCCATAAGGTATCCGTCATAACCTCTTGATTCAAAGTATCTTACGATGCCATACTTGTTGTTCTCAACCAGGAGTGGATACCCGTAAAAGAAAGCAGCCATCAGCACATCCTCGTAGAATATCTTAGCCAGGTCGGGACGCGATGCATACTCCACAACGAACATGTTCGATGGGTTCTCAATGTGGAACTTGTTGTACAGATGCAGTGCCCCTTTAGAACCCCTGCCATCTACTGTGGCATCCAGGTCGTAGGAGTCAACCCCTCCGCACCCTCTATCTGCATGAGGAGCGACACGCTTACCCTGGTCCATACGAACGATGTTGCGCTGATCCTGCGGAGGCATCCATGCCACACGGAACCTGCCATTCACGTCTGGAGAGAACACGACCTCTTTGTCTTTCTCCTTCCACATGAAGTTGCCCTTGACTACAGGGTTGGGGAATAGCTCATCGTTGTGTTCTACCTGCTGATAGATCTTGCCTACGTTGAAGATACTACCATCGATACTATCACGGAACGCCTCATCTGTGGTAAAAGGGAACTGCCTAGTTACCTCATTGAGTTCCGAGGGGTCGTCCTTGAGGCTATCCCTCTCGTTCTTCAGGTATTGTTTTGATCCTTGATTGATGATATCACCATCAATACCAGGCACATCACAACCAGGATCTTCAATGACTGGATGTCCGTGGACGTCAAAGAAGCCTTCGAGAGAGTTCTGTGCAGGAATAAAGAGTCGATAAAGTCCGCTCCTAGTCCTGCCGTTAGCGTTTCTCTCATTAGGGTTTGAGTCTTTCCACAAGTCTTTGTACTCCTTGCCGCCTTTATCCATGGGGTTGACGGTGCTTCCTACCAGGGCCTTGCCTACAATTTTACGTCCAACAATTAGGCAGGTCCGTTGAATCCTCCAGGCATCTCTGATGTCCGTAGGCTTCTCCCACTTTCCCGCCTCGTCAAGATACAGTATATGGAGCTTCTCTCCATCGTAGGCGTTGTTCGTGGTGTTCTTCCAGTTGATTACCGAATTAAGAGCCTCGCCCGTCTGCGAACTCTTATTCTTCTTCGTGATTCTCTTAGACGGCTCGCGAAAAGCCAGCTCCATGCGCGGATTGGTCGTTCCATCTTGAATGGGTTTAAAGAAGAAGGGGTAGTTGCGAAACATGTACACAACCTTCTTCATGAATATATTTTCCTGCGCGTCCTTACCCGTCTTAGATTGTATACCAAGGAGCTTGTCCTTCACCTGCGTAGCCTCGTCCACCAGGACAGAGGAGCATATATTGGTGTATCCAGATCGACGGCACTTGGTGTACAGCTGCCCGATACATCGGGGGTCAGCCTCACATGCAGCCATGTGCAAAAAGATGTCGCGCTGAAACGCAAGATAGTGAGGAAACCCTATATCGAGTTTCGTCCACTGAAGCATCATGTAGTGCCGACCCGTAATATACGTAGGTGTACCGTTGTTATAGAACCAAAAGCCTTGACGCCTGCGTCGAAACTCTTCCTCGATATACGGACGAAACTTTTCTCGAAACTCTCGGGGCATCTCGGCCCACTCATCCATAGTCTTAATCCTAGACAGCTCCTCAGGCATAGGCTGCCTCTTCCACATGTGCATGTGGTTTGGCTCTCCATATCCTTGAATTTCTTTCTTGGGCGGCTGAGCGGGAAGTGCAATGTGTAGATCACCAACTGAAACAATTTCACCTTGCGTATCGTTGGGACAAATCGAGATAACATCTTCGTCGTAGTTATCGACCTTGACCAGCATAACGCTTCACGTAGTTCTTAGACGTCTTGGTCTTAGAGGTCTTGGTCTTTGCATGAATCCCTTTACGGCGGACCTGCTTCTTCTGATAATTAGATACTTGTACTTTGGCCATGGTAATTTAATTTGTACCCCCGCCAGGATTCGAACCTGGGACCCACAGCTTAGAAGGCTGTTGCTCTATCCATCTGAGCTACAAGGGCATTCGTTATTCCAGGAGTCTTCCCAGAACTTATGTTCTATGTTGTTACGCTCCCATACAATTTCTTTCCAATCACTTCGAATATCTTTCGGCAAATCCTCCTGAGTAGTCTTTTGCTTCTTCGATCGCTCCATCTGTGTTTAGGTCTTTGATCATTTGCTCCAGCCGCTGTCTCTCAACGAGGAGTTCCTTGCAGTCAGTCGCTGTCTGCTTAATGGACTGAAGCTCTGCCTTGCGTGCGCTGCCATTGATCTCTGGATCAACAGGCTTCTTAATCTCGTCGATCATGTTGTTGATGGCAACCTCCATAGACGCCATGAGGCGTTGTGCTGCCTCAACCGTTGTGAACTTCTTCCTCGACAAAATTGATGTATTGAGGTGTCTTTTCTCCAACGTATGCTCCAATGACATTGTAGTCAAGGTGTTCTACTGCATCCTCAGGTGTCATGCCTTCGGCTACGAGAACATCAATCATTCTATTGATATCATACACAGCCACCATACTTGGTCCGCATGTAAATCCGACAAGGGCATTATCAAACCCGTCTGCAGTTAGACACTCTTCTTCTTCGAGCGACTTCATCAATTCTTCTTTATTCATCGTTTTCAACATATAGTAAATCTTCAATTCTAGTTCTGTAGTACTCCTTACCGTCGATTTTGATGCGGTAGTCTCTGTTCTCTTTGAACCCAACCACATCGCCCACCTTTAATCCAAGCTCTTTAATCCCGCTAGACGTAAAAGCGACACGACCTTTTGTAGGAAGCTTCTCTTTAAGTTGCACAATCTCGATAACATCTGACTTTGTTTTGTCCTCCTCCTCTACAGGCTCAAGAAGAGACCAGCCCGTAAGGGGCCTGATCTCACCAGTGTCTTGACACTTGTAGGCGATGGCTTGATTGCTAATGGCTTCCTCGTTGTACTTTACGATGTAGTGATCGTCAGCACCAGTGAGTACTTGTCCTCCCTGCATGACGACGAGGTGGTGGAAGTATAATGTATCTCCAGGCCTGACTCCAGTTTGAAACTTGAAGGGGGAGGCCACCACGGGTCCTTCGGTGACCCTGTAGTTGAACTCTCCCATATCGTCGTGTTTTGAATCGATGTATAGTTCGAGTCCACTATCCGTCGTGATTGTGTCGTTGACGAGTTTCTTTAGCTCGACAACAAAGAAATTAAATGTCCTCATTGAATTTAGTAGCTAGAAGCTGGGGAAGACGATGTGCGCGGGGAGGGGTTGATAGATGTGGGTTGCCCCTGACTTTGAGAAAGCTGAGACTGAATGGCCTGAACTAAAGACCTAGCCTCATCAGTAAAAGCTGAAAGCTTTTCGTGAGACTCAGCAGTGTGGCTCCTTCCAACCATAGCACCGCGAGTAATGTGTACATGATAGTATCCCACATACACCTCCCCGTTAGGAAGAAGAAACTGCCCGCCGTCAGTGTATAAGTTATCTCTACTCATCAGAAGTTTAGATCAAACTCCAGAATGCATGGCATGTCATCGACAGACTTCCAAAGCATCTGGCCATCTTTGTTTTGGATGTACACAAGGTACCGCTTCTTGTCGTATCGATGCAAATGTTCGTCGTCCAAAACGATCGCACTAACTTCTCCTGAGCCAGCTCGCATGCCGACATAGTACGCCATAGCGTCTTTGGGATCTCTCCCAATAATAATTTTTCTAATAACTCCGTTCATCAGTTCAATGAGATGCCCAACCCTCCGAGGAGGTCTTCAAGGTCATCTGTTCCCTGGTGGTCCTCGTAGGTGTCAGAAATAAAATCAAGCATTACCTGCAGTTCATCCTTGTTGTCAATCATGTAATTGTATGACGCCTTCATCGTTGAGTTCTCATCATCGATGGGGTCAAGGATTCCCGCCGCAAATATAGAAAGAAGTCTTCCTCTCATCTCATACTTGTCTACCAACTCTTCGTATTCGAGCATCAACTTATGGAGCTCGATCAAAAATTCATCTTCCATATCTTGCGTGTTTAATGTAATCGAATGCCAAAGAGCAAGATCTCTAAGAAGAGGATGTTCCGTGACTTTGCTGTACAAGATAGCAAATATATCAAGAGGAACTATCTGAAGAACTTTAAGAAAGTGAAGCACAAGATGATTGAATCGAGCGGATTGAGATTCAGTCACATAGAGTTTTTACTGTGGGGTTATGACCTGCAGTTCTTCACCATAGACCATGCGGCTACAGAGCTAGACATGAACAAAACGAATTTGTCCAACAGGGTGATCTACCCGTTGCAGAAGAAGGGGTATCTGTACAAGCACTTCGACAAGCTAACTCCCTCAGACAGCTACGAGGATCACCTGTTCAGAGACGAGACGAAGTACAACTACAGGGTAAGATACGCCATCACGCAGAAGGCGAGGCTTTTGGTTCAGTCGTTCTACAGGGATCTAGAAAAGTCTTAACCCGTATAGTTCTCAGGGTTGTCGATAACATCTTGGACGTCCACCCACCAGTCCCCTTCGGGATCATTTAGAATAGCCAGAATCTCTTTGTGGGTGTAGGTATCTAAAGAAGATGCACCCCATGGCGTGTCACCATCCCATCTGATCAAAGATTTCTCTGTGTTCCTTACTGTCTTCCTAAGGTTTTCTCTAGATCCGTCAACGCTTTCATTGGCTGTCCTTGTAAGCAGGTCAGCAGTATTTACGATTGCATACTTTCTCATGATGGTACGTCATTTGTAAAGGTAGCGCCACTAATAGTCAAGGCATTGCTGTTAGAGCTAGAGTCGTCTCCATTGTCCTCCAGTCTCCAGTACCCAACAAGGTTTGATCTGCTTGACTCATCGGCAGGAACTCCGCTGTTGTAGATTTCACTGGCGGCACCAGCGGTAAGTACTGAATCATAAATAGAGAACTCATCAATCTCAAAAGCTTGATATGTGTCTCCTCCAATGTTGATTGTCTGACTAGCAATTCTAAGATCTCCAAAAGATGTGCTACCAAAGTCTGCGCCACTTGTACTAGTAGAAGTAGAGGCAACCAAAGACCCATTGATATAAATGGTACCGAGTCTGGTGCTGCCTCCGTCCCTGCAGGAAAAGACAACGTGGTTCCAGTCGTTGTCAGTTAAGCTGACAGCGCTGTTAGACTTTGTGGTAATGTGATTTGTAGACCCAGCTTGGATCTGAAACAGCATCTTTCCTGGGTTTCCAGCGCTTGCATTAGTTCCATAAACTGAACCAAGTAAGAAGTAGTTGAATGGACCTCCAGCAAAAAACAAAGAATAGATAAAGAAGTTATTTGGGTTCGCGTTTGACAGACTGAAGTCAGCAGCCTTAACCCAGTAGGAGATAGCAAAGTCTCCATCACCAATCAGTCCAGGAAGGACGGAGTCTGTAGCAAACTCAGCATAGTCGTTAGTCCCATCGAAATTCAAAGACTTCGTATTTGAAAAAGACGCAGCCTTATTATTCTCAACTGCTTGAGAGTCCGATAGCGACCCACCGACCAATGAAAGTTGTAATCCTAGTGGCATGATATCAGAGTTGCTTTCCGAACATTACTTCGTAATAAACTTGGCCTCGATCATCTCGAAGAGCTTTGAGGCACCTCTTACGATTAACACCATCATAAACGAAAGACACGTGAACCCAATCAGGATTGTTTTCATCACCAAACTCCCAAATGAGCTGATCAAATTGTAGGTTCTCTCGTATGTAGTTGAATATGCTACTGTTCGACACATGTCCGAATACGTCTCCGTCAAGGTCGAGTGCTCTTCCCTCCACGTGCTGGCTGCGCTTCGAGCCGCCGATTGCAACATTGAGCTCAGGGGATCGATAGCCGCTCGACACGTATATAGGCCTTCCGAAATGATCGCGCACAGGTTGAAAAATGTGCTCTGCAACTTTCTTGAGATTCTCTGTAACCCACTCATCTGGTGTATTGTCTATGCCTAAGCGCTTTGCAGTTGTGCTCTTCGTCACCTCTGCGAGTGATAGGTTCTTCGATAACTTCATATATTACAATGATGCGTATCCATACCCGTCTCCACGGGACCTACGCGATTTTACTTTCTGGCTTCTTCTATCAAAATATCTAGCAACCAGCTGCATCAAAGGTAAGTTAAGTTGGGCATCATGACCACCAAGGGTGGACCTATCTTCAAAGAATCTAGCCAAGTCCTTGTTGGTCTTTTGTCTGCGACGCTTTCTTTTGTCTGCGTTGTTGGCCATGGCGATCAAGATGTCGCCGAAGCTTTGACTCTGAGCTCCACGAGCAAGGCCATCCTTTACTCCGCTGTTGCCTCCCTGCTCTGTTGGCTGACCAGTACAATCGATCTCACCATCTTCGTTGATGATGCATTGCTTGCCACCGCCTGAACCATCGTCAAACGCAGGGGCATACAGTCCTCCAGTTTCTTTCTGATCTTGTGCAGCTTCAGAGAACTCATCGTCCTCTCTTTCGGCGGCTCTATCGTTCATAGCCTGACCGAGAGATCTCAAGAGCCTAGGACCAGCGATCTCAGCAGATCCAACTTGACGCCTCTTGGCGCGTGGATTGATCAGGCCTCTTGTGCCAAAGACGCCTACTGACTTTGGATTCGGCGTACTCATCCTGGCTCGCCATTAAAAAGAATCTGAAACAATGAACCGCCAGGACCACCACGTACTGTTCCGTCATGAGGCTGTCCACGCTGTGCTCTTCTGCGTCGCTGCTCCAGCTCGTATGCAAGCTTAGCCAACAGGCCCATAGTACCCATGGTCCCCAGCGCCTTTCCAGCAATGTCTCTATCCTTGAGATTGTAGTAGTCGTCAAGGTTCTCCATCAGGCCCTCAACATCATCAGCACCTCGCATGGCGACGTTCGCATCTCTTTCAGCTCTGCTGCGATAACGCTCGTTCTTTCTAAACTCTTTATTGGTCAGAGGCTGGTTACCTCCTTCGCTGTATGTTCTTCTCAACTTTGGCATTGTTCAGGCGTCTCTTTTCGTTTTCGATATTCGAATCTTTCTTCTTCTTGATCGGATTGAAGTACCTCTTCTTCAAGCTCAGAAGAGTCTATGCTTGGGAGAAACGTATCCGCCGTGCTTCTGCTGGAACATTCCCCCGATAGCGCCGAGAGCACCCATAGGGTTGCCACCTGGCAAGAAGTTGCTAGCCATACCAGCCATCTTACCGACGTTCTGCAACAATGGGTTGTTGCTCTTCTGAGCGAGGTTGCCTGCAAGCTTAGCGCCTTGGGCGATACCGCTACCTGGGGTGGCGAATCCTTTGGCTGCAGCCCCTGCTGCACCAGCCAAACCTTTGCCTGCCATCAAGGCGTTGACACCCCCCATGACAGCGCCTCCAAGACCGTACTCAACGGTACCGCCTCTTTTCATAAGCTTAACCTTACCTCCGTAAGCCATTCCACGAAGATCGTCTGGTAGAGTAAATGGATCTCTAATAACCTCACGATCAGATTCTACATTGGGAACAATGAGATCCCTATTTCTTGGCAAAGAGATTTCAGGAGCCCTGCGTGAATCGATAGGCTCGACGCGAATAGGCATGCGACGAATAGATCTAGAAGGTCTAGGCTCATCCTCTTGAGTGGGCCCAGTCATGTCATCACCAGGCATAACTGGACCTACAAATCCATAGGGGTCCTGATCTGGACGTGCAGATTCAGCAGCTTCCCTAGCCCGATCTTCCATGTAGCCCCTATAAATGTAAGCAAGTGGACCCCCCAGTGCTAATTCTGCGGCATTAAGCAAGTTGCTGGATAATCTATCAGCAAGAGAGGGGGGATCGTCGTTCCTTCCTCCGTTAGCCATAGACTTCTTTTTCTTCTTACCAATCACACCTCGACCAGCAAGAATGTCGGCACGAGTGACCTTGCCGTCTCCCGTCAAGTCAGGAAATGTCTTGCCTCCCTTCTTCATGAGCCTGGGCATGTTCTTTCCGCCCATACCCATTTGTTTTTTGTTGTGATACATGTTTTCTTTAGATATTGATCCTCCTGATTCAAACCTATTTACGTCCCTAAATATACGATTTCCTTCGGAGTCAAATTCTTGATAGACACTCCTGCCTCTGGATCTAGTTGGTCGGCCCGTTTTACTTCTATCTACCTGTCTGGTATTTACAGTAGATGAGCCGTCGTCCCTGAGAAGATTGATGTTATCTGTGTAGGTTTGCTTGACTATTTCCTTGCCCCTCCTGTTCGTTCTAGAGTCTGTCTGTAGATTATACTCAGACTCAACGCGAGACTCAGGCAACACTTCACCCACCCCCTCGCCTTCTTCTAAAATAACATCACCCATCTGCTCTGGGGTCATCGCAGGGAGGGATCTAGGCAACACGCCTTCAGCTACCAATCTATCAACTTCTTCGTCAGAAAGGGTCATGCCAGGAATGAGAGGCATATACATATCTGATTCTAGCTCCACTAAAGGTAGCTTAGGAAGAATAGACACATCTGGTACATCTTCACCCTCAGGTCTCCTGGGTCTGCTTACGTTATCGTCTTTGGCAGGTCGGCTTACATCCCCAGGCCCCCCTCCGTCAGGACCGCCTACACCTGGACCGTCGCCTACAAAGTCGTCGGGTCTAGGATCGTCAGATGGTTTTTCTCCATCGTCACCCTCTCCTTCTTGGTTTCTCTTAATTCGACGCTCTCGGTTCTGGCTGTCAAACTCTTTTTTATCCTGAGACCTCTTCCATGCTTCAGCCTCAAGCTTGAAGTCATCAATGGTGCCCTCGTTACCTGCAGCCAGCCAGTCCTCATAGCCCTTCCTCCAGCTTACACCCCTTGTGTCGTATCTGACATCCTTTGATCCGTCCCTTCTTTCCGTGATAATAATATCGCCAGTGACTGGGTCGACTCTCCTGCCAACCTCTCGCCACTGTCCATAGACAAAGCCGCCATCGTTATAGCGATTGAGCTTTGGCATTACGATGCGATAAATACCTCTACAGTAATTGTGTTAGATCCTGGATCAACAAGGAGAGATTCCAAGTCATTGAGGGTGGTGATGATAGTGGCGTTGGCGTCACTCACACCGATACCGTCCTCAGGGGTGCCCATGATAAAGCTCCGACCTGCGGCCACGAGGATTGTGGCAGAAGAATCTGCTGCAGTATCATCCTCACCTGTCTCCACCTGCAACGACAAGTTGATTGAGTTGGTGGAGTCCAGGTTTGTCACGCGAATGTACTTCACGTTGCCGAGGTCGAGCGCACCATCTGCGGTAGAAGTAGCGCTCTTGAACGTGGCGATCGTCGTATCAGATCCCGAAGGACACTTTACGATACGGTGAAAGACTTCTGTGACCGAGGTAACATCGAGAGTAATCTCCGATCCTCGCTCCTTACCGTTGAGTACTACAGACTCTGTGATTGTTGTAGACAGCGTAGCCATTATCTCAATCCGTATTTGCGTTTGATTCTAGCGACAAGATCGTTTGACTTGTCTACTCTACCACCTTGCTGCATAAAGAGAGGGCTTCTTAGTGCTCTATCAATAGCTCCAGGCAGTCGAGGATCGAACACAGTATTCATTCTAGGATCTGGTCTGTCTACTGGGAGTTGGCTGGCGGGTCTAGATTGCATGCGGTCAGGAGCAACAGGACGAGCGCCCCTCAACTCTTCAAATCTACCTGGACTAAGATCATCAAGCAGTCCTGTAACCTGGCTAGGGCCTTCCATCTCTGACAGATCACTCAGCAGTGAATTGGCGCTAAGACCTTCCATATCTGCCAAATTACTGAGCAATCTATTAACCGAGCCAGTTGCGCGAGTAGCGCCCATTTCTTCTGGATCTTCATAATTTGTATAAGGTCGATCGGGGCCTCCAAGTCCAGCTTCCAAAGCGGCGTCTACACCAGCTTCGCGAGATCTTTCTGCTCTTTGAGCAGCACGCTCTGCTCTTGCCTGATCTTCAGGTGTGGCTTGTCTCTCCTCGGCCGCAGGCGCTTCCTCAGCAGATGGGGCTTCTTCCCCATCTCCCTCCACTTCTTCACCCACCGCTCTCGTTGCTTCATCGGGAGTTTCTCCAACAACCTGAATGTCGCCCATCAGCACTCTATCTTGAGGAGATCCAAGCTCAATTTCTCCAGCTTGCTTCATCTCCCCGCCAAACTCCCTCATGTCTTCTGGTCTCTCACCCTCTGGCTGCTCATTCTCAGGATCATCTTTTCTAAGGCCACCAAGGCCGCTAATCAATCCAGCGACTCCAGGCACCAGAAGTGCACCCGCACCGAGTCCAGCTCCGAAGCCGAGGCCTTTCATAAGGGGGCGACGTGCTTTTCTAAACTTTTTTTCTTGTGAGAGCAAAGTCT